ACGAATGCGAGTGACACCAATGGCAATTATATTTCAGAAGGAGCCTTCTACGCCGCTGGAAAAACACGCGAATCTTCTTGGCCAATGAGACTCTGGAGAAATCCAATTCAACACGCCACCCAAGAATATAGCGCCGGCATCCCCCTCTGGATTCTGAATTGGTCGGCAAGTCCCACGTTTCCCAACGGAGGAATTAATTTTACCAGCTTGGACAAACCCTTCTTACAATTTACCCTTTTAAACACGGCGAGTAATAGTATCTTGGGCCAACGAGAAGTCCGCATGGATATCTTATGCGAATCTTGGACAGTATTCCATGTTGAAAAACAGCGTGGCGCTCTCTTGTTTGAAAATTAAATGCCGGTCAAAGTAGTAGGGTACGCCTCCGATGGATTTACAAAGTATGAAACCATTAGGGGAACGGACAACGGTACTCGATCTTGCCGATCGTGAAGAACTTGATGACTGGTTCTTTCCCACCGATGCCGACTTTACCTTTTTTACCAGAAATGAAAAACGTCGCACCCTTCCCTTTACAAGCACCGTTCAAGAATTTCCCTATCAGGGTACTTCTGGATTTGGGGGACGTGTTGTTTTTACACTCAATGGGAATCAAGCATGCGACATTCTCCTTGGCACCATGGTACAAATTAAACTCGGTCACTGGCTTCCTCCAGATATTCAACGCCTTCTTCTGGCTGGAAAATATGTCTACAAAACACCAGATCAATCGTGGCATTATGCGAATAGCCTGGGGACAACCCTTATTGAAAAAGCAGAATTCATGCTCGAGGATCAAGTCTTGGAAACGATCGACAGTGCCTATACCCATATTTTTTCATGTACATACCCTGGTATAAATACGCAAATTGGCCTTGCCACCGACGCCTACGGACGCAAAACGATTCCAGATTTATTGGCGGTACAAGATTCCCAGATTTACCCAAACAGTAGCGGTATTCTAACATGTGTATTACCCTTTAGTTACATGCGTACTCTTTTGAAAAATGGGTTTCCCCTCATGAGCGTAAAAGAAAATACCATCCGTATTGCGATTACCTTCCGCCCTTTTTCCCAGGTGGTGCGTGTCCGTGATGGCCGGCGTGCGAACTGCGATGAGACGCCCCTTGGAAAAACGATTGAATATTATGATCGGACCGTTCCATGGTGGCCTGGTATCCCTACCAGTCGTGAAAATAGCACTGTGGTACCCGCTTTTGAAGATATTCGCCTTCTGACCTATGGAGTCTTAGTCGATGGACAATTTCGAAAAGCCCTTCTCTATAGTCCCTTTGAACGACCCTACCGTGAAGTCCAGCGTTTTGTCTTTTCAGAACCCTTAAAATATACGGTGAATAAAAAAGGGGATGACACTATTTCCGTACAACTCCCCTTGGAACTCAATAACCCAGTGGAAGAAATTTTCTGGATTGTACGTCGAAAAGCGGTGGATCTCAATAATGAATGGACCAACTTTAGCGGTGTCCTAGAATCTGAATATGATGCCACCTATAACCCCCTGGATGGTCTTCTTGTGGGGGCAGAAATCCAGATGAATGGAACCACCGTTGTATCCGAACATGCGGACTACTTTCGACAACATTATGCCGAAAAAACAAATGGGGGGATTGTATCTTACAAGAACTATATTTACGGATATACATTTTATATGGGAAAGAAGACCTATCACCCCACCGGTTGGATCAACGCAAGTCGTTCCACCGATATCCGCCTTCGTCTGAATGTGAAACCCCCAACCGGTCTGGAAAACGCAGAATGGGAAGTCTATGTCTATGCGCATGCCATTAATTGGGTACGATTTGAAAATGGAATTGCCAACAAGGTATTCTCCTCCTAAACTTTTTATTTCTGTATTTCCCAGATTGTTTTTGAAACCCTATGCGATAAGGTATCTAAAACACATTATTGTGTCTTGTTAGAATGGTGGCAAGTCTCTTAAAAGTCCTCCATAACGGAATCCAAGATGAAAGATTAACTGGGAAAATACAGCCAAATATTGATCCGTTTCGATATATCTATATTGGCATTGGACGATTCACCAAACAGTGGCACCGTATCGACTTTAGCCAACTCCCCAACTTTGGAGCAAATGCCTGGGCTGATCTACCTGTCAAAGGGGAACTCATCACTCGGTTATATCTTGTAACCGTTTTACCAGACCTTGGGACTGTCCAAACCCAAGTGAAGGCACTCGTAGGATCCAACTTTGCCGGCCCCAATTTTGGCTGGACGAACAGCATTGGCCATACTCTGGTCCAACAATGCTCCCTTGAAATCGGCGGATCCCGAGTGGAACAACTTGATTCACGCCTCTTAGAAGTTTTGGATGAATACAATACTCCTCTTGAAAAAGTCAATCAAGTGAATTCTATGATTGGTCGTGTGCCATCTGGTTTTAGCAGTTCCAGCCTGGGAAATCAGATTGGACCCACCACGGTGGTCACCCCCTTACCTTTCTGGTTTTCGAATGGAGATAATGGCGCAGCCCTTCCCATTGACGCCCTCTATGTGGATAGTGTTCGTCTGAATCTCCAATTTCGAGGGTTGGATGGATGTTATTATACCGAATCTCGCCAAAGTTCCCTGGAAGCACTCAAAGCCATGGACATTAGTGACAACGATATCACAAATGGATTTAATTATAACGGAAACTGCTACGAGACATTTCCCATTCAAAACTCGCCGTTTTACCAAATGGATCCGAGCGGAACCCTGGTCGTGAATATTGCGAAACCCTTGCTCGATACCATGCCCTATTTCCAGGGATGTGGACCCATTACTCGCTGGCCCTCCTACGAAAAACGGTACAATCGCACCACGTCTGAAGGGGTCCGTGTGAGTAAGATTGAAGGGTATAAGATGCCTGGAAAATTTACCTTTGACGATTGTTACTTATTGGCCGAATACGTCTATCTGGATAAGAATGAGGCCAACCGATTTCGCATTGGAGAACTCACCACGACCATTGTACAGCACTATGCGGTTCCGCCGGTCGATTCTCAGGGATTCAAAAATGTCAATATACCAATCGATGCGCCAAACCCCCTTCGCAATCTCTATTTCTTCGGCCAACGTCCTGAGGCGGCGGCGGTGAATGCCCACTTTCTGGCGTCTCGCGACATTTCTGGTGCCGATAGCGTCTATACCCCCTGGTGGCCAGATGCGCGTGGAGAACTCGGCTACACCTACGAATCCCTGCGCCCTGGGTTTGCGAACCGTAATAGCGAACCCTTTGATCAGATTCAATTGATGTACGATGGGAACTTTGCAAAAGTCAGTACGGAGAATTGTGCCCTGTATCGCAGTATTATTCCCTCCCTGGAACTCACCAAGAGTCCCTGGATCAACGGATATTATTACTGTATTCCCATCGGTCTCCAACAACGGTACTTTCCTGCCAGTATGCCTCTGGGAGAAACCAATCTGAATAAAATCCAGAAAGCAGAATTACGCCTGCGACTTCGAAATCTGGATTTTCCTGCAGTGACTCCTCCCACCATGACAATTTACGCCTGGGCAGAAACGTATAATATTCTGAAGATTTACGGAGGGCGTGGGGCATTGCTGTTTGGGTACTAAAGAGTGGGATTTTGAGATTATTTTTATAAGACATACAATATCTCTTATAAAATCTTTTTCATAGAATCTTATGCCACTACCGATAATTTAATCGTCGCCACACGTCCAGGCAGGGTCGGCAGAATCACATGCGCCTTTCGTAAAAAACGAGGAAATAAAATGGTCCCTGTCCAGCCAATATTTTCTTGGATCCAGAGATCAATATGACCCTTTAATTCGCTATACCCCACAGTTTGATTCGAAATTCCGACTCCCTTGAGTTGCTGAAGAAGATGTACCGCCTCCTGAACACGTTCCGCTTTTGGTTTTGTTGGTTTGACTTCTTCCATGAAAAGAGTATCACACAAACTCTTTAATTGTTGGTATAGAACTTTTTGATTTCGTCCCCAAGTTCCACAAAATCATTTGGAGAATCGGACGAAGAATTAGATGGGGCGCGTGAGAAATACTGCTTAACAATTCCGTATAACGCTGTATCTTGAAACCAATGAAGGCCAAATAATAAAATCATAAGATCACTTAATTGATCTTCCTCCAATAGTTTTACATATTGGGATACACGGACAAGAGAAGAAGGACTTATATGAGAAGAAGGAATATTTGTATGGAGTATATTTTCAGGGGTGGCAAGGTCATCCACAAACAGTATCCAGCGACTATCCTTTGGCCTTTCTGGATACGCATCCAAGATCCGTTCAAAATACTTGGGTACAACGGATGTTGCCCCCCAAAATTCTTTGGGACGAGTAAAATGACTATCAAACACGTGCGTAGAGAATAAGACATCCATCATAAAACTAATTGCCAACGGAGGACTGTATAAAAGAGCATAGGGCGTACCCTCATACTCCGTGGGAACATCGTGACGTTGATTCGTATACATCAAAATAGAGTCAATAAGGGCGTGCGTACGAAGTTCTAGAAGAGTTGTCATAAGGTAACGTAATCCGGGACGAAATACATTGTGATCTTCCATCCAATATGCCAGTTTTGCCAACAATGAATGTATCTCTGGACCATATTTTTCTGGATATTTGGACAAATACGTTAAGAGACTAAACACAATCCCATAGGATCCGGTAGTTTCATCATTGTCTAACACGACGGCTCGAAGGGGCCCCTGATTCCTTTTTTCCATGACCCCTATCTAATGTATTAGGTAGGTTGTTCTTAGACCTGTTTATGGACAACCTGTTCCATTTACCTGGGCAACACATGTACTACATGTTTTAAGCCCTTCATATACTTGTACCTTTTGAAGGTAATCCGTATAGCGATGAATGGCATTATCAAATCCACAGATTGTGCTAAAATTGGTGGTGGGTTGAATGGCGGCCTGGGCCACTGCAAAGCCCTTATAGGCGGCAATATTTTGCGTCTTACGAATCTTATCACTGGCGTCCATTTCTAACTACTGGGGCGAAAAATTGGCGTCATAATTAAAATCATATTTTGTATCAACCATGGCACCCTCTATTCAATTTGCGAGCGGACTTTACAAGGCGATTCGTACCGGCGTAAAATACAACAATCTCCTTGTCCCCAATGCGCCTTATTTAGCCCTTTGTGGTGATGTTGCGACGACGGAATGTAAAAAGAGCCTTGACTTCTTGTCGTGGTGTAGTCAGAATTATGAACAGGTCATCTGGATTCCTGGGTGGTATGAAATGGGAGGATACAAGGGGAAGAATCGCCTGATGATTGAACAACTTGATCAAATGTACCGCTTTGTACGTTCGCATGACCTGTTGAATATTGTTATCGGAAATAAAACGGAACTTTGTACCAAAGATATGCTGATTTTGGCTACCCCCCTTTACTTTCTGACACCCTCTATCTTTTGTAATTCGGAGATTCATGAATATTCTGAAAAAGTTGTGACATATAACGCAAATAAGGAACTTCAGCTCCAGATTTCCCCTATCACCTTTCATGACCTGGAGGGGATTTATCGTTCTGAATATGACTGGATTCTGAAAAAATCATATTATCATAAATTACATAAGAATAATATGCCAATTGTTGTGATTAGTGGATCCATGACTCATCTTCTTGGTTGCGACCCCAATATACATTCACCAGGGATCTACAAGATTGTCCAAGATTCTCCAATTTGTCTAAATCTTCACGGTGCCGATTTTAGTTCCTGTGATCAGGGAAATACAAGTGGATATGCGGAAGATAATGTATGGTATGGGGTAAATGATTATCGGTACATCAATTATGATCCGCGTAAAAGTGTATCGGCGCAAAAGCGTGAAATGCGGTAAGTATTGGAGATGGAAAGAATTCCTTACGGTAATGGCAAGGTCACAAACATTTCTGGATTGGGCGATTCACGAATCATCGATCGCAAACTAGTATGAAACCCACGAATCGCCGGCTCGAAATTCACCCCAGGAAAAAATGCTACTGGACGCTTCTTTTTAATATAGGCAATCGCAACATCCGGTGTGACACGATACTGGGCAATCATATAAATTGCGAGAGAGGCGGCCGAACGCTGTTTTCCTGCGTAACAATGAATTAAAATCGGACCTCGCTTTGCCTCATTCGCAATCTTATAAGCGACTTCATAGGACCACAATTCTAAATTCTTTATTTCTTCTCGTTCCAAATTATCGTCCAGGGGAACTCTGTAATACCGTAATGGTAATTTTGAATAGGGAATATCCTTTGTACAATTAAACACCGCCTGAATCCGTTTCTGAGTTAAAAAGTCGGTATCTTGTGATGCTTGGAGATTTCCCAACCAAATTCCTGGTAAGATTTCATGTGCGTCCGCAGAAGGTGGTCGTGAATAGGCCATCTATTCTATTCTGCGATTTCTATTTCTGTATTTTACACGCACGAGGGACTTCTGTTACGATTATTTCGTATGTTTTCGTGTCTGTTTGTATTTCTTGCTACGCCGTTTTATTTTACGTGTCCCTCCACGACGAATATATGCTCTTTCAACATTATTGTAATAAAAAAATGATCTATATTCTTTTTCATATAATTTATCTATGATATCTTCATCTGTAGTTCCCTCTTGTTTTAGAATCGTATATGT